CACATTTGGGGTTGTCCTAAACCACTATCCAAGCATCGTGCGAAGGTAGGTGAGAGATAAAAGCGCGCTACCTGCCACGACAATTAGATGCGAGCCGTTGGAAAGCCACCCCTTACACCAAGAGCGATTAATATGAGTGAAGTTTGGGCAGTTAAACACCGACCCTCTCTTGATGAGATAGTAGGGCAAGACCATATTCTAAATGCTTTGACTATGCCCGTGTCTGTTGCGAAGAACAACAGTCCCGAACACCAACCCTTCCCCCACATGATATTCTATAGCCCACAGGCAGGGACAGGGAAGACAAGTTTGGCTTATGCTCTTGCTGCTGAGATAGGATATGTCATGCACGCCTACAATGCGAGTAGCAAAAGGACTAGGGGCATTGAGTTTGTAGAAGAAGAATTACTTCCCATGTCTCGCAACGGACAGGATAAGCAGATGTTTCTACTAGACGAGGCAGACCAATTGACACCTGCCGCACAGTCGGCATTGAAGGGAGTCATTGAGAATGCTTGTGGTATTTTTATTCTGACCTGTAATGATTTGAGTAAGGTTTCCTCATGGCTACAGTCTCGCTGTATGGTACATACATTCCACGCCATAAGTGAAGAACACATGGCTGAGAGGCTTGCTACTATAGTGGGTAAAGAAGGCGTGGAGATTACGGGTAAGCAATTGGGTAGTATTATGATTGCGCACGCGGGAGATTTGCGTGCTGCTATTAACGCCCTTCAAGCATACCACGGTGCTGAGAACAAGACGCAATTCATTTTGTCTCTTGGCGACAGCAAGTTTGACTCTCAAGGCTTCCTCTCTCTATGCTTTAGGGAGAAGGCTTTCGACCACGCGCTAAAGATGTTTGAGGGCTTTCAACCTAGACCTACAATACAACAAGTGTTTCATTACGCTGTAAACTCTACAGCAAATACTAACTCTAAATTAACCGTTATAGAAGCGGCCATTACTGCGGAGAGGGACTTCGTAGCAGGCGTAGAGCCTAATATTATACTCGCAAATTTTGTACGGATGGTAGGCCGTTAGGTTTATAGGCGGATAAAATGAGCGACATTTACAACAACAGGTGACAAGAATGATAGACGAGAAGATTATTGAGAGAACAGCAAAGACGTTGAATACCGATGTGGCTACCCTAAAGGCGCACACCGATGAGGTGCTTGCTTCACAGGGTGAGGCATGGAAGAATGCCGGTAAGACTGAGGCAGACGCTTACGCTCTTGCTCTAAAGGTAGCAGGCAGTAAGATTAGGAATGCTAACGCAAGGTTGGCACGGTCAGGTGCTACTAAGATGGAAGGTATGTTTGTAAGCGTACCGCGCCCGAAGGAGTGGGGTAAGATTCTTTACAACAAGATGAAGGGTCAATTGATGAACGCTTCCGAAGAGGTCAGACAGACCTTTGTAGATAACGGCAAGATTGTTCTCTTCAATGACAACGGCGATGGTACTCATACTAGATACGCCCGTGAAGATTTCTTCGGTCAAGAGGTTAGTGAGGTAAACCAATTGCCTAACAACGCAATGCAGTTAGACGGCATGACTCACTTCTACTGCGTGTGGGACAGCAACAACCCCACATTCCCTAGCGGTGATAAGAATTTCAAGTACGGCGCAGCACGACCACAGAACGAGAGGGAAAGGACTTCCCTATTCTTTGGAAGGGCAGAGGGCGAGTCAGATTGGCGAGCCATTACTGTGACCGCACAGAGCAAGGCAGCAGACATTCAATTCCCAACCTTTACGCCACTAACTATGGCACTAAGGCTTGGCGCAAACGGAGACAAGGCATATGTCAAGGCTGACATGACCGATGTGACTCTTGACCCCTCAAAGGCTGACATATTTGAGACAGACCCGAAGGGACTGATGGCCGCCCACTTAGGCGAAGAGAATATGCTTAGTGGCTTAGATGCCCTGCCTGCTTACTACGATACATTCAACGGCAAAGATGGTTGGTGGGACAGGATGCTTGGTGTGATAGCAGAGGTCATACACATTGACCCCCGTGACAACGGTGGCTACACTCTTGTCTGTGCCGACCTTGACATAGCCTCTACCGCACCTGTGGTTGAAGTTTATGTAGGGGCTGATGACGCTCACCGAGTGGACTTTGCCGTTGGAACAAAGATTCTCTTAGTGGGTCAGACATGGCGCACCCGCGACACCAACGAACAGCGACTTTCCGTGAACGGATGGTGGCCTTTCGATGAGGTTGAGGCTATGGTAGAAACTACCCAAACCACGTTAGATGCTGACGGTGACGGGTGGGACTGATGGCGATTGCGCTAGGCAATTACGTTCTCCTAACCGTGACAGACGGTGAAGAAGAGATAGGCGGTTCGATAGGGCTTATAGTAAGCATGGGCAAGAAGTATTACCTTGAAAGTATGGGTGATGCAGTCTCTTGGCCTGCTTCTATTACCATAGGTGATGAGGTGGTGTTGGCAGATGAGGATAACCTTGTCCATGTGACAGGCGACCTTTACGGAACAACCGCGAGCAACGTGATGTGTGTAGTGTGAGAATAAGTCCCTCTAGGAATTTTATTAAGAAGGTGAAGAGATGGTGGAAGAGACACTTTTAATGGGTAAAGAAGCGAGAAGGAAACTTTTACAAGGCATTAACAAAGTAGCAGATGCGGTCAAGGGGACACTCGGCCCAAGTGCTAAAACGGTTATAATACAGCAAGAGGATTCATTTCCCCTCATACTTAACGATGGTGTGAGTGTAGCGAGAGCAGTCAATGACCCCGACCCTTATGTGCAGATGGGTATTGACCTGATTAAGCAGGTAGCAGAACAGGCGCAAGGTATTTCCGGTGACGGGACTACTACGGCTACTGTTATTGCTCAGGCTCTATGCAACGAGGGCTTCAAGGAGATAGAAGACGGAAAGGACAGGCTTGAATTGTTTGAAATGATACAGGAGAAGGTAGACGAGATTATTAGAAATATTGAAGGTCACAGCCAACCCTGCGAAACCGTTGATGATGTTTCTTCGGTGGCTAAGATTGCCGCTAACAACGACCAAGAGTTAGGTGATTTGATTGCCGATGTTATGTTAAACATAGGGTCGGAAGGTGCGATTGCTCTCAAGCATGGGAGTGGATTTGAAACCACCTTTGAGATAAAGGATGGGTTAGAGATACAGTCGGGCGCAGCAAGCCCACACTTCTCACAGGAGATGGCAAACGCCAACGTGCTGATTACTACTGACAAGATAAATAACTTTGAAAGTCTTGTTCCGGCATTAGAATTGTCGCTCAAAGAACAGAAAGGGCTGTTGATTGTCTGCGCAGACTACAACGAGTCTGTGCTTCCTAACTTATTAATTAACGTAGTGCAAGGTAAGATAAACGCCTGCCTTGTCAAACTTCCCTCTATGGGTAAGCAACAGGAAGATTGGGCTTACGATATTCGTGCTGTGACAGGCGGCAAGGTCTTCAACAAGACTTTAGGCGACAGTCTTACAACGGTTAAAGAACATGAATTGGGATATGCTACGCTAGTGCAATGCGGCAAGGATTCCTGTGTAGTAGAAACAGACACAGGCATTGACGATGCACACTTAGATGACCTATACCAAAAGGCAGATAACGCAGACCACGATTGGGACAAGCAGACTCTAACACGCAGAATTGCGAGACTGACGAAGGGTGTTGCTTCTATTTATGTGGGGGCGACAACCGAGATTGAGATGCTAGAGAAGAAGGAACGCATTGACGATGCTATTAACGCCGTGAGAGCCGCCATGAGAAACGGTACTATTGCAGGTGGTGGTATACTTCTAAACTACTACGGTATGGATAGCAAGGATGATTTGATTATGAAGGCTTTCTCAGCCCCCATGAGAACCATAGCCGAGAACGCAGGCATTGACCTACCACCGACTATGCACGTTGAGAGAGGCTTAGATGCTAGGACAGGCAAGTTAGATGCTGACTTAGTAGCGGTAGGAATTATAGACCCTGTAGATATTACGATTAACTCTATTAGGAGTGCAGTTTCCATAGCAAAGTTAGTCTTACTAAGTGATGCTTTGGTGGCTCTGCCACAGAGTTAGGTTTATAGGCGGATAGAAGCAGGTGATAATATGACTTGGGGACAAGGAACGACAACCACGAAGAAAACAGTAGCAGAAGCAGCACCAAAGACGCTGTACGACAGAGAGTATTACAGAAACCTATTGACTGCCAAGCAGTCGCAGAAGACTTCACAGGTTCACCGCATGGCTTTGGTAGCCCATGAGAATGCCTGTAAGACAGGTCTTGCTCTCTCATTCCTAAACAATGAGATAGACGCAGGCAAGAAGGTAGCAATTATTGACATAGATAACTCTGCTTCCTCTACTGTAGATTACGTCTACCCTGACAAGGATAACATAATGGTGATTCCTATTCTCGATGAGTCTGATGATTCTGTCTACCACGAAGATAACTCGGTAGACCACCACGCTCTTGTAAACAAGACCAAGTGGTTCATTAACCTACTAGCAGAAGAGATTGAGGAAGCCCCTGACACATGGGGTGGCATTATATTTGACGGCGGTTCTACTTTCCTAAAGTGGTGCGAGTTTGCCATGAGGCAGTCGCTACTTGAGAAGGGTGTCATTGAGAATGAAGATGATTCCTTCAACCAAAAGGAATGGAGAGAGCGCAACCGAATGAACCGTGACGTTCTTGACAGGCTACACGCTCTGCCTGTCGCTAAGATTTACAACACCTTCCACTTGAAGGCCATACAAGAATACATGGATGATGGCACAGGTAAGAAGGTTCTAATGACTACGGGCGAGAGGCCCGATTGGGAGAAGGGGACAATGCGCCGATTCTCTCAGCAGATATTCCTAAGTAGATACATGAAGAAAGCAGACTTAGCCGCAGGTGTCAAGGGTGACAAAAGCCTCAATGAAGGGGAGTGGTGTGTCCGTGCAACGATTGAAGAGATGAAGGGTCAGAAGATGGAGTACGTTGGCTCGACTCACACGGTGTTGTCTGTTGATAACGGTAAGGTCACATGGTTTGGCTTGCCATTCATAACAGATGATGAGGTGAAGAGCGATGCAAGCGACACTACCGAATGATGCTATTACGATTCTTTTAAACAAGGTCAAAAGAACGCAGATGGTTGCGGGCAAGCCGCAAGACCAAGTGTTGTCCTGTGTTTTAGAGGTTATAGATAATAAGGCTTCTGTCACTTCTCTTGTGAAAGACGGTCTAACTTCTGTCAGTAGATTTTCCTGTCTTATTGACAACCCTAAAAAGCAATTGTTTAATGCTGAATTTTACATAACTGACATTAATACTTTCTTGGGTGCGTTGAAATACCACGGCACTAAGTTTACGCTTACACAAGACGGCGACAAACTACGCATTAAGTCTTCTAACAAGCAGACTACTTTGACTGCTTCCCCCGATGCTCTTGCATTTCCACATAACCCTGCGACACTCAAGGAGTGGCACACTACTTCTAAGAACGTTGCTAACAAGTTAGAGCGTAAGTATTTGAGAGGGTCTATTGGTGTCTTTGATTGGAATTACTTAGCAGATGGTGGCGAGAAGATACCCACAAAGTTTAGACTCAAGACAGATGCCGTGACTCTCTACGAAGCGTTGCGGTGCGATTCAATGAACGGTCAGAAGATTAACCGTTATAATTTCTTTTTCGATTGGGAAACAAGTAAGGGGTTTGAAGTAAGAGTCGGCAACGAATTGAAAGGTCAGACTACTAGCCTACTAGACCTACCAAGTGAGGGCGTGGGTGCTTTCAAGATGGATGCCACCTTTGAGGGTGGATTAGAGCAATTGACACAGCACCTACATGGCGAGATTAACCTAAACTTCCTAGATTTCAGTCAGCACGGACAGGGCTACAAACTGATTATAGATTTAGGTGACAACGACTTTGTTTTTCAGTCGTCAATAAAATAAAGGTGAAAAAAGATGGATGAAGGTTGGATGACGTTGATAAGCGACATAGAATATACGATACAAAACATGATTGCGCTTGGTGTAGAGGGCGATGCTGTTTGTGAAGACAGTAAATATAAGGTGTACCTTACTTTAGTAGAGAAGAATAAGCCCAAGCATTACCGTGACCCTGTTTGGTTGAGAAACGCATACATAGAAGAGAACAGGTCTATGGCCGACATAGCAATGGAGTTTGACATAACCCCTGCGGCTGTGAACCAATGGCTTAACAAGCACAACATAGAGACACGGAAGCGTGGTGTACGGTGATTGTCACTAAGGCGCGCGGCAATACTGTCATAGTGCGGGAACGTACCGAAGACGGCAGAAGAAAGGAGACTGTGATTTCTGCTTATAACCCTTATTTTTTTGTAAGCACTTCTGATGCCGACCTTGCCCCCGCCATACACAAAGAGGATGGCTACAATTGCATATACGGCACGAAACTTACTAAGATAACAGTAGCAGACGCGGGCGACATATACGATTTCAAGAAGCAGAACCCCGATGTTATGACATGGGAGGCAAACATTCCCTTTGTCAATAGGGTTCTGACCGAGAGATTGCGACATGGCGAAGAGCCTTTCAAGCAATACGAGCATAGGACTTGGTATTTAGATGCCGAGTGGAGTCCCACAACCAATGAGATGAGGGTTATAGTAGTTTACGATTCCTTCACCGAGAATGAATATGTTTGGTTTGTGGATAAGAGCCTACAAGACAAAACTATGTCTTCGGTAGAGTATGTTAAGCACAAAGAATTTGGCGGTTATACTTATGATACTCCGGCTCTTGGATTTAGGTCAGAGCGTGCTATGCTGACTCACTTCTTGAAGCACATGGACTTACAAGACCCCGATATTATTACGGGTTGGTTCGTAGTAGGTGCAGACATTAAGACGATAGTAGAGAGGTGCAGAGCCGTAGGCGTGCAGCCTACCACTATGAGTCCTATGCGCCGCCTTAACTATTCCTATAGAGATTGGGAACAACCAATTGTGGGTAGGAATTGTATAGACCTTATGTTAGCCTTCACTAAACTATGGGAATTGAAGAATGGAAAACTCCCTTCTAAGAAATTAGACGATGTAGCGATGGAGGCTTTGGGCGAAAAGAAGATTGAATTGCCTGACGGCCACGACACATACTTGACTAACCTGCCTCTATACATTCACTATTGTAGGCAAGACGTAAGACTTCTACCTAAATTAGACGCTAAAGTAAACGCTCTTGACTACTACACTTCCCTACAGCACATTGTCCAATGTGACATACGCTCTACTCCCTTCATTACCAAGATGTTCTCATGCTTGGTGCTTACAGATAAGGATAACAAGGGTAGGATTCCTACTGACCCCCTCTTCCGCTACGAAGCATACGAAGGCGCAGACGTTATGGAAGTAGATGCGGGCCTGTATAACAAAGTAGGTATTTTAGACATTAAAGCAATGTACCACAGCAACGCAGACCTTTACAATATTTCTTGGGACACTTTAGCATTGCCCGAAGAGGGACAGGACTGTGGAAACGGCACGCACTTTTGCCAAAAGGAGAAGGGTTTGCTAGTCCGTCAAATGGATAACATGACTAACCTGCGAAATAAATTCAAGCGGTTGATGAAGCATGACCCCGATAACTATGAGCGATGGGACACAATGCAGTTTGCTTGTAAGTCTTTGGTCGCTTCCATGTATGGGGTTGCCGGAGATTCTAAATATGGTCTTTACCACCCCGCAGTAGCGGCGGCAATTACCCACACTTCTAGGGCTACCCTAAACAGGCTCAAGATGATAGCCGAGGAAGAGGGAAATAAGGTCATTTACGGCCACACAGACAGCGTGTTTTGCGAAATAGATAGTCCGGCTAGGGGCGAGGCATTAATACGCTCTATTAACGCTAAAATGAAGCCCATTGAAGTAGAGTTTGAGAAGTGGTGTGAGAGCATGGTGCTGATGGCTAAGAATAGATACGCCGGAAGGGTGACTTGGACTGATGGCAACGCTCACGAACCCACGCTTTATGTTAAGGGTATAGAATTGAAGCAGTCTAGGATGCCCCCTATTATGAAAGAGGTCATGTCAGAAACGATTAACATGATACTTGCCAATAGAGAGGAAGAAGAAGTAAACGATATGCTAATACCAATTATAAACAGTATAGTTAATGAGGAAATAAGCGTAGATGATTTGGCTATGAAGGGCAAACTTGAGAAGAACCTGAGCGAATACAAGGTGCTGTCCGGCCCTAGCGCGGCGGCGGCTTGGGCTAACGAATACTTAGGCAAGGGTTATAGAAGTGGCTCTTATTTTAAGGTTATACTTGACGACAACGGTAAGTATTTAGCCTTCGATGAGCCGTCAGATTTAGACGGGATTGCTTTGGTTGGGTACAAGACCATGTGCGATAGATTTGTGTTGCAGAAACTAAGACCCTACTACGATATGATGGGTTGGTCTACGCAACGACTTCTCAACGCCTACATGGGATTAGGTCATTTGTCTTGGGTATGATGCGTAGGTTTATAGGCGGAAATGGAGAACGAGTATTATGACGAGAAGTAGGAAGAGTAGTGGTAAGGCGACAGCCAAGCAGAACCAACAGAGTATAGCGCAGATGCAAGGCGTGATTAACGAATTGGTAAACGCTGTGACGAATGACATGGGCAGACTTAACGGTATTATGTATGCCTTGCTTAAGGATTTAGACAAACTCAAGGAAGACAATTGCCCCCATTGTGGACAAGTCCTATTTGAGCCACAGTTAGATTTACTACCACCGTCTACACATTGCCCGTCTTGTGGTGAGGCATTGAATACTGATGAGCAAAAGACCATAGATGATTTTGTCAATTGGGATGAAGGAAAGAGTAGTGAGGAAGAGTGAGAGCAACAGATGAGCAGTCAAAGGCTTCTTCTTATAACCCTAATATTTCCGAGATATTACGGGTAAGTAAGTCTTCGTTTATGACATACTTGATGTGTCCTAGACAATTCTATTGGCGTTATGTTGCAGACATTCCCTCGCCCCCACCAACGGAAGAGGCTATTAGAGGCAGTATAATACACGCCGCTATGGAACATGGTATACTAGGCGAGCCTAAAGACATGGAGAGATTCTTGATAGCAGAGGGGATGGAAGATGATGAGGGTGCGTTGTCATTGTCGGAGATGCTACATTCTATTGCTAACGATTTAGGCTCTTTTGACGTAGTGGAAGCAGAGGTTAAGCACCAAGTCTATGAGGAATTGACTACCGCTAGTGGTATGAAGCCTGTGATATGGGTAGGGATGATAGACGGTGTGCTTAGACACCCACAAGGCGGATTGATACTTGTAGAGTTAAAGACAGGTAAAATGAATATGGGTAAGTTAGGCAGAACGAGAAAAGAATTGGTTTATTATAACCGTCTTTTAAAGTTAATGGGTTATGATGAAGTGACACACTTCCTTTACCTGTGTCCCGACTACAAGGCAGTAGACGGAGATAAACTACTTGATGAATATAAGAAGCGCGGTAAAACCATGTGGCTTCCTGAAAATAGCGGTTGGGCGTTATTAGAGCCTGTTATGACTCGCTCTATTAATGCCTTTGAGAACAATTTATATGACACTATAGACTCTTTGAAACTCCAAGATTACCCGATGAATTGGAACGAATATTTTTGTCCGGTTTGGTGTGATTTTCACTTAAATTGTGAGGCAGAATTAACAGGAGAGATGGAAGCATGGCAGTAAAGACTATAGTATGTGCTGCCTGCGGTAAGGATGATGCTTGGGAGGGCTTTGAAGATGTTCTGCGTGTGATGGGACAGGAAGGACAGAAGCCGGAGATGATAACTATAGGTGGTTGTGAGTGCGGCCATCAACAAGAGGTGACACTAGAATGATAGAAATAAAAACAGATTGGATTAATGAAATAGAGTATGAGTGGGGAGACTTTCTTCCTCTCTTGGTTGCACAGATAGGGTTTTTGATGTTAGGCGCATACGCCTTTTACAAGTTAAGGTGAAAGTATGTTATTGACTTTCCCTAGGGAGATTGGGCTACGCCGTAATTTATGCGACAGTCGTAATATCTTTGACGATTATATTACACGCATAAACGGCAAGGCTTCGGTGTATACTTCTCTCTATTCCTTTGAGCGCAGACACCCTACACGCTCTTGGAAGTATGACCCCGACTCAGTAGTGATGGATAGGGCGTGGTGGGATTTTGACACTACGCCTGAGCATGACATAGAGCAGGTCAAGCAAGATGTGTATACTTTACTCTCTAAATTACAGGGAGATGTTAGAGTGGTATTCACAGGTAGAGGATTCCACGTTCACCAAATGTTCTCTGAGCCTGTCAAGGGTCAGGCTATAGGAAGACACATTATACGCTATGAGAATGACGTTGCTAAGGGTCTAGTCACACTTGATGGTGTGGGCAACCCACAGAAACTAACAAGAGTACCCGACACATATAATGTCACTCGCAAGAAGTGGGCTGTTAATATTGACAAAGACGCTTTCTTTAGTGACCCTTTCAACTATGAGATTCCTACTAAGCCGGAGACTTCGCTGCTTAGATTTGACCCATTCAGAGGTGAAAAATTAGCCTCTAATTTTAGTATTACTAAATGGATTGCTACCCACCCCGTAAACGAGAAGCAGGTAGTAAACGTATTCGATGGAGAAATAGGTACGTTAGACCAAGTGCCTATTCCTCCCTGTCTTGACAAGGCTATAAGACATGAGAACCCACGACACCACGTTAGGGTCGCTCTTGTGACACACTTAGCAGATAACCTGCGGTGGTTTGCTTCACCCTCTTCCCTCACCCGTGATGAGAAGATGGATATAAGCACTAAGATTTGCGCATTCATAGAGACTTTAGGTTGGAGAGATTACAACCCAAGCACTACAAGATTCCATGTTAATAGCATGATGGATTACGAACACACTCCTTCAACGGCTTGGTACAAAGCAAGAAATATTTGCACAGGGCCGTGTTGGTTGCACGATGAATAAATGGAGGTTATAATAAATGACGATGACAAAACAGCAGAAGAGATGCCCCATGTGCGCAAGCACTAAGGGATTCATTGAAGTGCATGGTTCTATGGCTTGTCTAAATTGCCACACCAAGATTGTTTCTTGTTGTGGCGATGACGGCTGTATAATTTAAAGTTATATGAAGGTAATCTAAATGTTAGATTATAGTATATCTCTTATTGAGAAGCCGATAGCGAAAGAAATCATAGTAGCAAACCACTACACGCATAAGTGGTCTTCTTGTCGTTATGCTTTGGGTTTATTCTTGGGTGATGAATTACATGGGGTAGCGATTTATGGTTTTCCTGTGGGTAGGCAAGTGGTGAAATCAATTTCCCCACAATTAGAAAACCAAGATGTATTAGAATTGACAAGGCTTTGGCTCAGAGATGAAGCACCAAAGAATAGTGAAAGTTTCTTCATTGGGCAGACTTTCAAATGGCTCAAGGAAAATACAGACACTAAGGTTCTTATCAGTTATGCAGACCCTATGGCAGACCACTTGGGTATCATATACCAAGCAACCAATTGGCTTTATCAAGGTAATAATACCATGTTAGTTAAGGGTTATTTACATAAGATTAACGGAGAGTGGATGCACCCAAGAAGTGCGGTGGCAAAGTACGGTACGGTTAAGACTTCTAAACTGCTTGAAATAGACCCTGAGTACGAAAGAAAGGAATTGAAGAAGAAGCACAGGTACATCTATATCTTGACAGACAAGCGAGAAAAGAGAAAGATACTTGCGACACTAAAGCATCCTGTTTTACCTTACCCTAAAAACAATAAGAATTGTGAATGGCAGTCCTTAAATAGACCCTAAAGCAAACCACTACTAAGATGTTAGTGATAGACGACAGAGAGAATGAGAAGGTTCAAAATAAGATACTTCTGCGCATGGGTCTTTGGCCCGATAACCCAAAGGGGTTAGCAAAGGTAGCAAGACTCAAGAGCGCAGACTATGTTATAGGGCAATGGGGTATAGAGGCTAAAGAAATCAATGACTTGTATAGGTCTATCATGGGTTTCGGAAGAACGAGGACTATAGTAGACCAATTGCGTGACTTAGAGGAAAACTTTGACAAGCCCTTCCTCATAGTGTACGGTACTAAACTAAAGCCCTATGTGCAGGGGAGGCCAAACGCACAGCGCATGGCTATAGAAATGGCTAGGATGGTAAAGGTGATAGAGAAATTCAAACTTACCTTCTATCAACGCTTCCCTAAGATAAAATTCATGCAGTTAGATAGCATGGATGCTTTCGTAGATTATTTAGTAGTCAATCACACTCAATTATCTGTCAATGGGCAATCGGGCGTGGCTAACATTCCTGACTTTGTGAAGAAAGCAGGTCAGGAAAAAAAACAAGATGGTCGCGTCAAAGTATTAACAAGTATACCGGGTATAACACCTGCTATGGCAGTAGATTTGCTACAAAAATTTGGCAGCCTTCCACAAATACTTCACAGCAGACGCACTCAGAAAGACCTTATGGAAATCAATGGCATTGGTAGAACTAAAGCGAAAAAAATCCTTGATTTGAGAACAAAGTTTTAACGATAAGGCAAAAACACATTGCTTCTGTTGTCTGCGTTAAACGCCGCACGCTTAAAGTTAATGTCCATGTTTGTCACGGATAATGTAGAGTAATTTGCTGAGTCATTTCCTATTCCGGGTGTCCTACTAAATGTAAAGACTAAAGTATTGCCGCTTGTGCCTGCCCCCGACAATGATGTTGTCGAAGATAATTGCATATTTGCTTTCTTAGTACCTGTAGGAACAGAAAGTGTTTCTGAAAACTCTGCGCCTGTCTCAAGACATTTAGCGTGTATTTTTAACAGGGCCGCCCTATCAGTATTTGCAGAGGAAGGCAGTTTAACATCGGCCATAATATTTATTTCATCGCTTATAGCATCTTTTGGTGTTTTAATTTCTACTTCTACTTGATGCTCTATTTCTTTCTTGCTAAAGGCTATTTCTCCCGCACCTACTCCTTCATCTTTTCCTTTGCCGGGTAGGTCAAACCCGTTGCCGTTGCTTGTTGCTGAACCCTGTGTAGGGTGAACTCTAAGTGGGCCTGTCATACCACGCATAGAAGAAGGGGTAGTAGACGTTTTTGTTTGCCCTAAAATGTTATTGGCATACTGCGCTGTGAATTCACTTCCACCACCTATTAGATTCTTCATTATAGCCATGTAAGTACCCCTGTCAAACGAATTCATGTTTATAGAATCAGGACTAAAAGAGCCGCCGCTACCACCGCTACCTCCATCAGCCTCAGTCCAATTATTATTCACAGGGTCGCCCGGTGAATACTCACTACCCGGCTCAGTAGTTAGATTATCTTGTGGTGAGGGTGCTATAGCAGAATTATTACCACCACTACTTGTCGTGGGGTTGGGTAGTTTTGGGGGCGCAAAGATGTAATCCATAATACCTTTACTGCTTGTAGATTCGTCTTCGCTTAGTCTTAGTAGCACACGCTCTTTACCCATTTCTACTTGCCAATCTACGTCAGTCACAACCATAGTCAGGTTGTCAATATCAAGCCCCGCGTCTGTGTATTTAACAAACGTACCGGGTACATAATTTAAGTCGTCTACAATATGTAATGCGGGTGCATACCACAACGACCTATGTGCGCCCATACCGCCTTTCAAACTCGGATAACTTCTACAGCCTAATGGGAAAATAGATTTGTTATTATATTGTCCGTTAGTAATCATAAGACTTATTTCACTATCGCTTTCTGCTGTAGCACCACCGATTTGTGTTTGTCCGTTTGTAAGAATAGTATACACTCCGCTTGATTGAGCATTTATATCTCCACATCTTGTCCTAAGAAGGTCACGACAATAATCAGCGTTAAAAGAAATTACAATTTTGCCTGATGAATGATAAGAGGAAGGAACATCAATCTCGTAGAAACCGTTATGCTTGCATTCCACAGAAGTATAATGGTTGTTAGAAGATATGTAGCCATTTAGGGTGACAGAACCGCTTGCAGATACTTTGTCGTAGCCTGCATCAATAAGATATACTTGAAAAATTGCGCTATCAATATCTGTAGTTTTATCTGCATCAGCAAGAGTTTTTAGAGCAACTACTACACGTAGTTTTTCTCCTGTGTCGGCACTTACTTTTGGTATGTCTTTGCCTACGTGGACTACCTGTACCGCATAAGAAACTGACCTTGCGCCATAAGTAGTGTAGTTATCATTGTGCGCTACTGTACCTGTATTTATATCGCTGTCTCCGTACCTTGTGTGCATAGTGCTACTTGTGACTGTATTACCCATGTTGCCGTCAAGCCCGCTTACCATGCCGGGGAAAATAACACCGCCCGTACCCTGTATTGTCCAACACCACGCTGTGTTTGCACTATCATCACCATCACCCTGAGAGGCTACTTGTGCGTCTGCTATGTAGCCGTATTTTCCACCGTCTAGCATTACATCTTCGTCTTGCGGTGCAAAGAGAGGCAACGGCTCTATTTGTAGGCTAATTGGGTTTTTCTTTCTTGAGTTATATTCTTGCTCTGCCAATCCCAAAGCCTCTACTCTGCTTATTACATTATCATGCTCGATTATTTTCCACGTAGTAGTATCTCCTATCGCGGGCGAGGGGAAATCAACGAATTGCTTGCCGTTATCAAACAAGCATCTGACATACTCTACTCTTTCTTTTTGAGACATAGCAAAATCAGTCACATTTACGTTGTTTCTAGTAAAACTATAACCGCTATTATACTTGGGCCTAAACTCAAGCCTGTTGTCTCTACCAACTAACCAAGAGAAAGATGTAAACAAAGAATTGTTAAAGCCGACTCCGCCCGCTTTTTGTGTATCAACCACGGTTCTCATCAAAGTCTTGCTGTTAGTCTCAAGCACACTACCGTAAGAGTCTTGTTCGCTGTTGGTGTTGTATGTAGTCATTTTATCTGTAATGGGTATGTTATTTATATCAAACATATTTGTTATCTTAGTTTTGGCAAGCCAATTCTCCATTATTCCCATGTTCCACAAGGCTCTCATTTTGTCAGAGTTATAGAAAGTACCGCTATTTAGATTTAGATATTTACCGTCTATTTTCATCATTAATCTGTAGGCGTATTCGTTGGCTACAGAATTGTATAGTGTCAAAACAGGCCATACTGATTCGTCTATGTTGGTTTTTATATGTGGGTGCGCAGTACCACCGGAAGACACAAAGGCTCTCATTTGGTCTACTAATGCTGACTCTATTCCGCTTTGTGTCCACACGTTATCTGTAGTCGCTATTGTCACAGAATCTAGCATTACATTAAATAATTGCTTAGGTATTTTTAGGTTATGGCCGGTAGCCCACCCGTCTGTTATTTCATCAGCAGTCAAACCGGAGTCTCTAACTCGCAAACCGCTTGTTAGTCCCTCTGAGTTTTCTTCTGTGTTTAGAGCCTTCTCAAATGAGTAATAGATTACTCTTTCTATGTGTAGTACGGTTTCACTAACTACTTTTTTAACTCTATAGTAGTGGTCTTGCGCATCTCCGGTTCTCCAAGAATTACCAACGCCTCTAACTAGAGGCTTAGATGTGTTTTGGACATACGCGCCTTTCTTTACGCCATCAGAGATAAACGTAGCCCCGGATTTAGTAATTACAAAGTGTTGGTCGTTTTCTGCGGGCGTTGTGACTGTGACGCTTGAAGCAGTTATGTCACTTGCTATCTTACCGTTCCATTGGAAGAACCACTCACTTCTGTTTTCCGTTTCTATTTTAGAGCCTAGTAATCTTCCTATGCCGTTGTCGTCAAAGATAGTAGTATCTAGTGGTTCTAACCAAAACTCTCCTTTGTTAAGACCATCTGCTAAAGAAGTCTTGCCCGATACTAACTTGTTTAGGTTAGTGTGTTTGTGGTAATCGTTGTCTGTCGTAAGAGAAGTAGAAGCGGCGTTTCTGTAGTAAGAATCTATCAACACCGGGTCGCCAACACCTACTGCGTAGTAATCTCCCAAGTCTGTCTGCCCACCACCCTCTTGATTAACCATACCTTTGTTAGCAATAGTATTAAGGTTAAAGAATTTGCTTGTATCAACAACCATAAGCGCACCTCCTTTGTTTTCCCAATCTTGATATTGTGCGGGGGCAACATCAGAACCCGTAGTCTTAGCGAAAAAGTGCTTTTCTACTGTTCCGCTTGCTACGGGGCTTGCAGAAAGTGTGGTTTCTATTCCAAACCCTACAGGGCTGTTGCCCGTTATACCTACTTTGTATACTCCATCTACTGTACCAAAATTTATTAAACCAACATAGTCTCCTACAGACAGGCCGTGGTTAGCATCGGCTATATAGATGTAGGACTTACCACTAGCAGTAGTAATGCTAACATCATTACCCGCAACGGCAATCATGTTGTCATAGTCTAAAGGTTTTGAATATGCGCCTCCTGTAGAGGGGTCGTTTGTAGAATCCAAAGTCCACAAGTCATAATCGTCATTCATTTTTAGTGTAGTAAAATTCTTGTAGTTTCCGCTTTCATCTACTTGGTCGTCAAATTGAATTTGTAGGCTATAATTGTCTGTCACGGGAGATTTCAGACCAAAGTTTTTCTTTCTCAATCCGCCGTCTGCATCTGCTGTGCCATCGTTTCTCATGTCTGCCCACAAAAGCCACAAGTGTTTGTAAGCGTCACGGTTTTGTATAACGTGTATTTGTGTAGGAACAGCACCAAAAGAGCCTGCGCTACTCCAAGCATTAACGGTAAGGGGGTGTCTAAGGGCTACATATTTGCATCCTCCCATCCACCATTTACTACCGTCATAATACTTACATCTGTAGATAAAGAAGTCTCTAAGATTTTGCTGTGCCTCAAAGGTTAGTGCTGCCTGTGCTTGGTCTAATACTGCCACACCCGCGTTAGGAATAGCGTTGTATGTAGCCTGTGTTATCTCAATATCTGTAGCCCCGGCATCTACTTGGGCAACCAAATCAAAAGACCTTTGTGGAGTGTATTGTATCTGCGCAAAGTGGTATCTAAAGTATAGAGAGTGTGGTAAATCTTGCATCCACTTAGCGTGGACAGGTCTTTCTTTTATGCTTTCAGTATGTGAAGCGGGAGTAGGGGAAGTAATAATCATTTTTCTTTCTTTACTCCAAGACAATTGTTGGTTTGTACCTCCCCAATAAGAAGAATTTAATAGCCCTTCTTTCAAATCAAAATCGCCTATTGTCCCATCTGTCCAACCGTCAGGTAGGGGCGTATAGGTTTGCACTTGCCATAGGAAACGTTGTCTTTTGTCAGCAGCAAGTGGGTTGCCGTGGTAGTTAATTACCTTTCTAACAGTCTTGGCTATATGTCTGCCTCTTATTGCCTTTTTAGCCCCTGCGCTTGTGGCTAAATTAGTGCTTGTTTCTGTATTGCTGATAACAAACCCGTCACCGGGGTTTATGGGGAAGGTAGTGTCTCCGCTTTCTGTTGAGAAAAAGAATGTTAGATAGTCTGTGCTTGCTTGCTGTGCGTATTCAAACTCTGCATCGAAATCTGAGGCTATTGCTGTCACCCTTAGAGTGACAAAGCAGAAATGCCCATCGCCCGATGATGTTTCTTTAAAGGCAAGCCTACACTTAATAACGTCATCTATGGCATATCCATGCCCACCATTTATTACCGTGGCTACTACAGTATCAGTAGTGCCTCCCGTAAATTTTAACTTAATAACTAAGTTATTACCTGTTCCGCTTGCGTTTGTCTCGTTAGTAATAATGTTATCGTTGCCGTTGGTAGGCATAGAGCCATCGCCGGGGTCATAAGAATCCGGTATTTGTCCATCTACCCACGGCAAAGAGCAATGATATACACCATCACCGTTGGGTGATTGCGCCACAAGGTCATCGTAGTCACCACCTACCAAATTATCTAATGTTTGTGTACCTGCACCCCAACCTTGCTTTTTAACAGTTTGAAGAGCAAGACCGGAAGTAGGGTAGGATTGTATACCATCGTTGCTTTTACTATCAGCGTTATTTATTCTATCTGTGTTAAACCAATTGTCTAACAAAGTTTCGTTTGCGCCCGTAGCCCTGTAGCCCTTGCCCGGATTGGTAATTGTGACTTTGCCTATGTTGCCGTAATACCAAGAAGACCTTGATTGATTTACAAAGGGGATATTTTGTGCATTAAGACTATAACTTGGTGTTATTCCTTCCCATTCTGCTGTTGCAGTTTCCCCTTCCCAATGTGGGTCTGAACCGGGGTTAGCGGTGTTTGGATTTTCGGGGGCAGGCATACTAATCGTACCCTTGCTTACTTTTTCCCCATCAACAGTAGTGTAATAACCGTTTGCTACAGTATAGCCCCACCCGTGATTTGTCATTCTTATACCCGATATAGAAGCACGCCCGTTTTCGTAGGTAGCGGGGTGATTCGCAATAAAATCAGCATAATTATTCCAATGCTGTACGTTGCTTACGGGGTCAGGGAAATTCCAAAACTCAAACTCAGGATAATCGTGCGGAATAGACGGGCCTACATATTTACCTACATAGCATAGGTTAGAGTATTCGTCTGTCCAATTTAGTTGGCCGCTACCCGTACCGATTGCTACAGTTAGCACTTCATAGGGGTCGGTAGCACTATAAGTCACTATTTCTCCCGCGCTGTTAATGCTGTGGTGTGCCGTTATAGCCACAGTAGTACCATCTAATGCGGCTCTACCGGAATAATTAAGGGTTATATTTCCACTAGAACCCATGTTGGGGTTGCCTGACAAAACCAAACGAAGTCCGGTGTTGTCCTTGTAAAAATAATCAATACCCATGCCTTCGTAGTCTTCCCAAATACTATTAGGGCCAAAGGAATCTTCATTGTTATACATCTGTATAGGCATACCCGAACCTAACTGTGTTCTTTGGTCTGCTATGTTCTCGTAATCATTAGAAAACTCTCTGCCTATCTTGCTTGTGAATTGTTTTAGGACAGACGTACCCATGTCCATGACCTCCATGAGTCCTTGTGCATCGTAAGCCCAATACGCTTGTTGATTCTCAGTAGATTTGTCCTTGTTTTGCCCTAACTCCCACAACGGTATTTGCTTTTCCATTGCTGTTAAAGTATCTGTTGCGTTTATGCTAATTACTCTACCTCTTCTTTTTTGATTTATGTTTATACTAGAAACAACGCCTCTCCATATTGGTCTGTCAATATGTGGCACATCAACGTAGCCTGTTCTACCCCCACCTGCGAAGAGAATTAAGCCCCAATCGTTAAGTTTGTTGCCTCTCATTACGCTTGTAAAATTGTGAGCGTAATCTGTCGTGTTAAATCCGTAGTCATCTATACTGTCGTAATCATCAGCATCGTCAATTAATTCTATCTGACAATTGCTGAAACCATTGATAGTAGTTTGCATTTTCATGTTAGTCAAAGGAGGAATGTCTCTTTCCGTAGGGTCGTCTGTTAGGGGTCTATACAACGCCGCCCTGTCTAGTAGCAGCGTAGAAGATACGTTGTTGCTTCCGCTTGTTGGGTGCATAAAAATCTGCCACCCGTACATATCTTCTGCTTTGATATTAGAGCCTGTAAAGGATTGGTTAGCAAGTATCTTAGTGCCATCCCTGTATACTTCAAATTTTTGAGTGTCGTAGTTTAGATGCACATCAACATCTAACCAAGAATCGTTATTGTTGTAAGCCAACCGAGTAGAAGAGTTTTCATATAGCAGGGGACAAGTATCATAAGTAGAGCCTAAAGCCAAATCAAATGAAACAACGGGATTTCCTGTTAATCCGTTTTCAAAAGAGCCTAGTGCGGGTGATGATGTGCTACTGTAGCCCGCCTTTATTGTGACTTTGGGTGTGACTTTACCTGCGCCGTTAAAAGAACGGACAGCCAACCTAAATGTAAGTATGTCATGCGTGTCTCTTGAATGTAAATCACCGTCATAATAAATTGTAGGTAGGTCAGGCGTACTGTCGCTACCCGTTCTGTTGTATTGCTGCACGCACAGAAAAGGCATACCCGAAGGAGACTCTAAGGGTGCGAAAATATTTTTTGGCCTGCCGTTGCTAATACCTGCATCAGTATACAAGTGGGTTTCACCCATCCATCTACCTGCTAGGTGCGCTCTGCGAACCATTGTCAGAGTAGAAGTGTTTCCGTTGATACCACTACCGCTACCTTCCATAGTAGCAAGCCTAACCCATGAGTTTTTACCTGCTGTGCCTGCTTTGTAGGTAGTGTTGTCCCCATAACCCGTCATACTCTGACGGCCAAACGAAGAATCTATATCGCCTGTAGGTATGACATATCTTCCTAAAGTATTATGCCCGTTGCATATAATTTGTGCGGCATCGCCGGGTTGTGGGTGTGAGTTTGTTCTCGGAAATGTCCTAAAAAAGTTAGTGTTTGTATGCCCATCAGGATATTGTAGTTTTGCCCTGCCCATTTGTTTAGCAGAATAGTTTCTATTACCGTCATAAGAAAGCCATTCGAAATTACCTTTGTTGTGGAGAAATCTCATAGTGTCAGGCGCAAACCCATATGGTTGCGTGGCCGCATTTGCCGCACCATAAGCACTTTGAATTGTCAATCTATCGTAATAAGACCATCTAAAACGAGGGTTAAGAGTAGCCTCTCCGTTTAGTGGGTTGCCGAAATGTGTATAAGCGTGCGTGTATACACCCGTAAAAGTATTATCAGGGCTATTGAAATCGCTAGGCACGGCTCTTGCACCGTTAAAGTCATCGTAGTAGCCCACTAACCATGCGCCGTACTTGTCTTTGACTGCTCTTACCATTCTAACACCTAATTCGCTACTACGGAAGCGTTTAGACCACTTAGCCCCGCCTTCCTTTCAATCATCTCTATAATCTCTTCCGCTACTTCTTCGGTAGTCATACCATTAAAGTTATTGTTCATTATAATCTCCGTGTTAGCGACAAAGTTTTCTACTCCGCCCTGTTGTACCTGCTTAACCAAGTCACCTGTGACAGCACCCGCCTTGAATCCAAAGAACATTTCTTCTCTTGAAGAAGAGAAGCGTTCCATAGCATCTGTACCTTCTTCAAAGGCTGAGAAATCAATGCCATCCATAGCAAATTGCATTTGAGCAGCCGCGTCTGTCATATCGAATGATACGTCATCTATAGCAGCAGCAGCATCGTAAGTCACATCAGTCACTTCTTTCATCTTAGGCACTAAGAATTTGTCTACTGCGTATACTATTGCTAATGCGCCCACTAAAAACATACCCCCCGATATTATACCTGTCATTATAGTAAAGGCCGTAGTAGCAGAGATAGTAGCAGCAGTTTGCGCACCTAACGCAAGGGTTAAAATTCCGCTTGCTATCGAAGCAGCAATAGAAGCACCCGCCTCTGCGCCCTTAGCAGCCGCCAATTGATAAGTAGCACCCATGCTGATAATCATTTCTATCGTCATAAGAGCCATACCCGCAGCCATTAGCCCCATCGCTAATTGCGCTGCGTGTGTCTCATCCCTAACACCGGGTATTGCATCCTTAAACATCATAATAGCCATTTCTGCTATCATTAGAATACCACCTAGTTTCATAAAACTCATAGAAAGTCCCATTACAGACATATGGAATCTTTTAGTAGAGTCAGTAGCAATATCAGTCACCATTGCATCTATCTGCTTCTGTGTAATACCCATTTTTATAAGGTCTATATTCATTTCTCTTGCCAAAGTAGTAGCACTTATGGCTCTGCCTTCTGCCTGTAGGATTCTGATTTGCTCTTTGACTGCTTCGTTTAAGCGGTCTACGGCCACAGCCGATTCTTGCTCTAGTCTTGCTAGTTTCTTCTTAGTGGCATGGTGCATTTCTCCCGCCGCAGTACCGTTTTTAACTGCTCTATTGGCTACCTCTTGTTTAAAATTACTCTCTGTTAGTAAGGCAAGATTCATCTGTTCTGCGGCTCTTCTTACGTTAGCAGACTCGCCCGCATATTGACCCCCCTGCCTTATTTTAAAATTTAATTCCTCAAGCCCCATAATTTCTCTGTTAATATCTTCCATTCTAGCGGTGTTTGCTGTCGCTTGTGTTTGGAATAATTCTAACTCTGCCTGCCTTTCTTCATGTGTTAGACCTACAATTCTTTTAGCGAGTATAATTTTTTGCTCTTGTTGCGCTACTTCATTTGCTGTTGCTTGCGCACTTCTTGTGACTCTTCCAATCTGCACACCACTCAAAGCCCTAGAAATTTGCATCTGTGTAGATAGGGCTACGTTCATAGCCTTAACGTTAATTAGTGCTGTAAAGAAAGGTGCGAAAGTGCTTGACATAATTTGTTGGAAAGTCACAAAGCCCTGTAGTACGTCACTCGTTTGGCCTAAATTGTTTAACATATTTAGCATGGCTATATTAAATTCTTTTTGAAATTCAGTAGCCTCTATAAGACTAGGAACAAAAATGTCACCGAATTGAGCATTGACTATATCCAATTCGTTCTGTACCCTTTCTAATGTCACAGCGTTGCTATTCATCATTGTATCTAAGAATCCTACTGCTTCGCCTGCTTCGTTGTAGACTGCCGCAGTTTGACCTACTGCTTCTTCGTTGAGAGAAATAACCCTATCGAAGTTTTCCGCTAACTTTAGGAATCGCACATAGTGTCTGTTGCCTGCTACCTGTTGAGCCAATGCCTGCTTTTGACCGCTATTTAGTCTACCGTAGATAGGCTGTAGGTCTTGCATAATAGATGAAAGCGACCTAAGAGAGCCGTCAGCATTAGTAGTCTCTACGCCCAAGTTTTTCAAAGCATCAGCAGCACCCGATGTATTAGCACCCAATCGTGCGTAAATCATTCTAAGCGCACGACCACCCTTACCTTGCTCTTCACCTGCCTCGATAAGTGTAGCCGACATAGCAGCCATCATGCCTATGCTTTCACCCGTTAGAGCAGCCTGAGAAGCAAACTCATTCATTACACCCGTTATCTTAGCCATCGTTGCTGCCGACCTATCTTCAACAGAGTTAAGTTGGTTTAGCACTACAGCCATCTCTTCTCTAACGTGCAATTGTCTTTCTGTCGCTGTTAGTTGTGCGTACTGAGATTGTGTAGTTTCTTGGAATAGGAAATTTGTTTGCTGCTGTAAGTTAATGAGTTTTCTCATAGAATCTTCGGGAGACATATCACCAATAAGACCAAAGGCCAACGCCATTTCCGATGCAGCAGGCACGGCTTCTTGCGTTATTATAGTAGACAATTGTGCCATTCTAGCACCTGCGTCTAGTGATTCTTGTGCGGTAAAACCAAACTGTAGACCTACTTGCTGTACCTCTTTAGCAATTTTACCGGAAGCATCTCTGCTTGTATCAATAAATTTCTCAAATTGAATTGTTGCCATCTCTATTTCGTTGGCAAGTGGTGTAGTAGCATCTACAACCGCTTGCATCTGCTCTGCTATCAAAGCACCCGCTTCTTCTATCCCCGAAAGACCGTCTACCGCTAACGCATTCAGCGTAGTCATAGACGCGCTTGCGTCATCCAATAGTTTCTGAGATTGAAACGTTCCCACTACATCGAAGAAAACTCTTGATGCGCCCGCACGGAGAACAATAAGTAATACGCCGCAGAAGGCGAGCATTATAGGGTTGCCGAATAGTGGCAAATCAAAGGGCGTTATCATTATTCATCCACTCCACCTTCTTCCCGTACAGGCACGCCTGCTTTCTCTACGGCACTAAAGAAGTCATCGGTGTTGCTTAAATGTTGTTTTCGTGCGGCTCTTCGTCTGTTGCGTCTGCCTACCATAGCAGCAGCGTCATTAGCATTAGCACCGCTACCGCTTTTAGCCTGTTCGTGCGCTTCTGATACCTTGTCGTTTATTTCATTAGCCACTTCAATGTCTAACATAAGGCGGTGAAACCCATCCTCACGGTCATACCTGTCCCACAAATCTGAGGGAAGCACCCCCTTAAAGGCCATGCAAAGAGAGGGGGCTACTCTTGCGAAGAGTCCAAAGGGATTGAAGCCTCTTCCGTGTCTCCCCTGACCCAATTAAGCACAAGCATAATCTCTTGTGTAGTAAGGTCATCTAGGTCTACTCCCTCTGTCATAATGCAGTCAGGAAGCCAAGCCTCTACTTGAGCCTCTATACCTGCGCCCGCTTCGTCTAGCGCATCAGAAAACTCTTCGTGGACTGACACATCCCAATCTGTAGGGTCGCCTTTGTCCCTAAACTGCCTAAAGACTTTGGCTTGTAGTGCCTCTATCTTTAGTTTCTTTCTACCGGATGCTTGCTTAACAAGTATCTTACTTCCATCATCTAATTCAATTTCTTTTTCTGCTACAGGCATATCTTTTCACTCTCTCACTCTTCTCGTTATCTATTTTCGCTGCTCTAATCAGACGTATACTTCCGTCTTCCTGAATTTCCCAAAGCCCTATAGAGTTAATAAAAGTTTTCATATTAACTTTACTCGTTAATTTAATCTTTCTTAGGTGCGGCCTTTTTCTTGGCCTTCTTTTCAGGGTATGGGTTGCCGTTTTCGTCTAAGCAAATTATTTGTATCTCTTTAGCCATTCTTAATCACCTCATGCGCTGTAAGCGGTAGTGCTGATAGCCCCGCCTGTTGCACCTACAAGAAGTGCTTGCACAGCCTTCTGCGCACCGCCCCTCTTTGCATCGTAGAAGCATTGGAATCCTACAGACATTCTGTTTGGGTCACGCCCGCTAACCGATGCTTCGGGTGCTTCGAACCTTACGTTGTAAAACTCAAACTCCATGTATTCTGTCCCTGCCTCGTTCTTGAATTTGATGCGTATAGCACCTGCACCCAAGTCAGGCTGTAGAATCTTAACAGAAGAACCTGTCAATTCAGCGTAAGTAGGCTCGGCAGTAGTAGTAGTGTGGATAACCTCGTTAAACTCCATCGTTCCGGTAATCTCCCTAGTCCTCGTTGGGGGCGCGCGGGTGAAAGACCTGTTTCCTACAGCGTAAGCAGAGTCGTTATCTCTGTTAATGTTTATCTCAAAGGAAATCTGCTGCACCTTGATAGTCTTGTTAGCGTTGTTAGCAAAGTAAACCTCTGCGTCAGCGAAGTGAAGTGCGTCTGTGTTTAGACCGGAGAAAGGAACGTTGGTTTGTAGAGTAGAAGGAGTCTCTTCGTTCTTACCTACCCAATCAACGGAAGCCATCACGTACTCGTTTAGGTTTGCACTAATGGCGAGTTTAGTAGCCACCATTCCTGTGAAGGTGTGTTCCTTACCCTCACGACCAACCCTCATCGTGTATGATGGGTATGCGTGAGTATCAAGAGTAGGCTCGTTGAAAACGTGTGAGTTAGCACCTGAGCCATATCCAAGAGTAAGGCTTGGGCTTCCGGTAAGTCCGGTTGCTCTTCCGTCTTTGTCCTTAGTGAAAGACACTACTGAAAGTGTACCTGATAGGTTCTTGCCCGGATTAATGATGTTTATTGCTGTCATGCCGCTACCACTTGTCACAGTAATTGCTACCTGCGCATTTTCTGTAGCGGTTGTTCCGGCTGTCACCTCAAGAATGTAGTTTCCGGTTGTTCCTCCACCACCTGCTGCGTTAATTGCAGCACTACCTAGTGTCTTAGGTAGCATTTCCTCGATTGGAAGGAAAGCGTAGATTATGTTGCCCATGAAGTCATCCGGCTGTACGGCTAGGTTGATTGTCCCCTCACCGTATTGGGTGTTTGTCACAGCCTTTGATGCTACCTGTCGGCTCATGTCCGACCTGCCTAGCAATTCGAAAGTCTGCTTCATGGACTCGTCATCTGCCTCACCGTAGATAATACCGTTGGTGTTGTTTCCGCCATTAGTAAGACCTGTGGTTCTGCCTGCGGTTGTGGTGTCATCTCCGGGCTGACCGCCAATGTAAAGAGTAATGCAGTCGTCTGTTAGCGTTCCACTTCCAATTCCTGTCATTGTAAATGCTATGTCGTCATTGTGGGAAAACTTCTGCCCACCGTCAGTCACAGTTATTTCATCAATAACTCCCGAACCGTCTGTACCGACTGTTCCGGCACAGCCCGAACCGCCTGCTGCGGAAGTCATAGTAAAAGTCCCGCTTGCGTTATTACTCCAACCGCTATTTGTCGTTCCGCTTACTATTGCCATCTTGATTACTGTACCCGGTTCTACGCCGTAGTTATCTTCTTTTTCGAGAGCCACATATCTATTTAGCCATTCTACACCCATATTGATACCTCTATGCTCTCCGTAGTCCGTAAGTGTGCTATAAACATAACTACCGCGTAGTCATTTTAATCCTACGCCTATAAGTGATAGTTAATTGATGGGTGCAGGTTATTTCGTCATCATCTACGCGCGTATCTAATCTTGCTTCGTGGGACTCAAGGCTATCGGTTGTTCCGCTTAGTCCCGTAGAAGTATACAATTCATCGAAGATTTCCCCTAAGATATTAAGGGCAAGCATATACGCATTCTCATAATTAGTACCTTTTGTGGTGACAAATATATCCACATCGTAGTTTTGCTCTATAGAAGTGCCGCCTAAAGCGTCAAACTCAGGCGATGCTATGTTCTCAACATACACATGGATAGAAGGCGTTTGCATGGTTCTTAGATTATCAGGGGATATATCGTAGGCAAACACTATGTTAGCATCGTCTACTTGCGTCTTAAGGTACGGTTTTTTGCTGTCTTTTAGGTGTTCTACTATAGCCAAAGCCATTCTGACATGAATATCCTGAGCAAAGTTAGAGGGTATCAATTCTCTAGGGCCAAAAGCACCAAACTTGCTGTAGTAAATGGTGTGCCACTTGACATTTCCGCTTGTGTTGCCCCACTTAACAGCGCGAGCAGAACCGCTTGCGCCCGTTATACTAATATAATCAATAACAGCATCATCGTTTTCCTCTATTTCGTAGCGATAACACTTAACTGCGCCGCCTTCTGCTAAAGTAAGGCGTAGCATAATAGGAACAGAAGTGTTGTCAGCAAGGTTTAAATCTAAATCCGAGAATGTCTGCGTGGTAGCACCCACTACTTTAAGCCCTGTAGTAGTGCCGTCAGACTGCACCTCTACTTTATGCGTGCCGTTGTCGAGAGAAAGCAAGACTGCGCCATCATCCGGTGCTGTGGTGTAAGTAAAACAAGCAAAGAGAGTATAAGACAAATCCGTAGCATCAGGGCTAATAGTCCATGTGCCGTTAGTAATAACCCAATCTCCACCGCTTGCAGAACCACTACCACCTGCCCAAACATCGTTGCTGTTTCCACCGGGATTAGCCGGGTCTGCGCCTGTCATGCGTGCGTTCCAAAATTCATTTTTTGATGCTATACCCATACTACTTCCCCTTTTCAATATCTATTTGTGAAAATACTTTCTTTATCAATGGCGGTAATTCTTTTACTATTTTTCTCTCGATGTTTATCATACTTTGGTCTAGGAAATAGAAAGCACCGCCAAACTCTGACCTACCTTTTATTTCTTCGCTTACCCCGTCTTTCGGTTTAGTCCTAAACTTTCTAACTATGGGTTTTATACTAGGCCAATTGCCAAAGAAGATAAAGTCTCTACCTTGCTTTTTTGCTAGTGCTGTGAGTTTAGGTTTCTTACCTTTTTCTTTTCCTTCCATAAGCATTTGAGCCATATCAAAATTTTCTCTTCTACCATAACCTCTAACCGGGCGTTTCACTCCAAGAGATAAAGCACCGTAGTCACCCGAATCTCCACTCATTGACAAGTCTTCTTTCACGGCTCTAGCAATCTTTCTAGCATCTCTGCCACCCATCAATTTCTTACCTTTTATTCGACCATTGTTTCTAATGATTCTGTCTTTCATATTGGCCTTTTCTTTTATCCCTATTTTTCTTAACTGCTTGGCGACTTTTCTTCTATGCTCACGGTCAAACTCATCGAAGTGCTTCTTTACTTTCTTAGAGAGAAGCCTTCCGGCTTCCTGTTGAGTCATGGTTTTGCTTGCGCCTGCTCTTGCCATCATATCACCTAATGAGCCGTTCCAAGATGGGCAAGCCTCTTTAGGTTGAGTGTACCTCTGTCTCTCAGGACTGTTCCCCCCTGCTCGCTCACTATCGTTCCTCCTTCGTCTTCCATGTAGAAGGCAGCAGCCAAGTCAGCGCACACTTCTCTTAGCACATGAGCCATATCACCCTCTTGGACTGTAGCCCCGCTTGCATGGTCTACAGAAACATTGGTGACTCCTGTTAGACGATTAAATGTGAATGCTGATGTGACAGAACCACTACTGCCGCTACCATCTGATATGACTATCGCGGTTGGTGCTACTGAGTATACTCCGCCCGAAGTTATGGCTACGCTAGAAATAACTCCCGTGCTTGCTAATACCGCAGTTAAAACGTTATCACCAAAAGATGTGCTATTGCTTGGTGCTACTGTGGGCGCAGAAGAAAACTTAGTAGTGTTTGTGATTTGAATGTTAGATATTACCCCGTCAGCAACCGTAAACGTTCCGCCTGCCGCACCGTTTAGAGTAAATGTACCCGGCCCATGTAGACCGCCACTTTGGTCGCGTGCGTTTTGATTAGAGCCACCTAGAGAAATAGAAGCAACGGTAGCACTTACTACATAAGTCCCCGCGAAGGGACTAATTTCTGTGCCACCTGTAGCCGTCAAAGTTTTACTAGCACTCATAGAATAGCCACTACCTGCGTTGGCAAGAGTGATGCTTGTGATAGCCCCATCCTTGCCTGTCCACTTGAATGTATCTCCGTTAATATTTCCACTACCGGAAACTGCGAAGTCTGCCCCGTTAGTAAGGGGTAGTGTGGTTGCACCTACGCTGACTGCACCTGTAGTAGTAGTTTCACCGCTTTCAGCACTAGGGGCATCTCTGCCGTAATCCCTAAACTCTTGGTCTATCTCAATAGACGCTCTGCGTATAGCAGCCTCTATTTTGCTAGACGCTTGAGTACGCTGCGCGTTGTTTAACCCTAATCTTGAGCCTACATCACTTGAAGAACAATAATACACCATAAATAATTACCACCGTTATAATACCATAAAGCATACGCTTCTGCGATTGACGATATGAGGCGAGTGTTTCTTCAAGGTTTTTAATCTTGTCACGGCTACGCAGGGTTTCTTCTTGCATCCAAGCATACCAATTATTGGTTTTACTCATTGGACTCAAGCCTAGCAATCAGGTCGGCTTTCTTGCCGCCTACAGGAAGACCCTTTTCCTTGAGCATGGCCTTCAATTCGGACACGTTGTATTTATCGTAAGCCTTCTCAAGAACCTCTAAATGCTCTTCGGCTTCCTCTACTTTGTCCTTAGCCTCATCTACTGCGTCAAGCAATTCATCGAGAGTAATCTTGCCGTCTGCCATCATTGATTTGTATTTCTTGTAAGCCCATGCGCCGAGAGCGAGAAGCGCACCGCCCGCTACTAGAACCATCTCAATGTCATCTAGTAGGCCGGAAGAAGCCTCTACACAGTCTACTACGCATTCCGCTACTGTTGTATTATTTTCACTCATTTTTTTCACCTATCATATATTATTTGTTTTACTGCTGAGTAAGGGATTACTGTAAATGCTCTTTCGTCACCTTCTCTGTATATCTTATACCCGTGGGGTGTTTCTTCAATGTTTACCTTTGTGAAAGACTTTTCCGGGGGTTGATACACTATTTTTCCAAATCTTTTAGCCATAATATCGCCGTACCACTATGATTCAACGGATAATCGCACCGATTTTCTCCAAAATCCAACGCATCCACCCGTCTACATCAGTCATCTGACTCTTCCTCAGTTTCTTCCTCGCTAGGGGCAAGAGTCAAACCTTCGTTTCTTGCTGCTACCTGTCGAGAAATCTCGGCCACATCGTTCTTAAGACTGCCTATCACGCCGTCAATATCATTAACGGCCTTCTCAAGTAGTCTTAGCCAAACCAAACGGTCTGACGCTACCAACCTCATTTGCTCTAACTCGCTTATCTCTTCGCTCATAGGGGTATAGGGTTAGGTAGTCTATTTAAGGACTATGCCCTGTTATCGGGGGTATGTAGCCTGCCTGTGGGGTGTTTGTCTGCAAACCACGCAGGTTGTACGGGTAAGTAAGTAGAACAATTGTAAATTACAAAGTCCGAACCTTTTTCAGCAAGAAGAGTAGCGGGCGCATCTAATAGAGCCTGCCTGTAGTTTATCAAATCAGTTTTCTCAGAAGAAGAAAGAGAGTCGTAAAGCAGGGGCTTCATCTGAAAGTAATCTACCCATCTCTCAAGTGCGCTATCTCTTATTGCTCTAAACTTATTCCTAGATTCTTCTGCCGTTAGTGGTGTTGTATCGTATTCTATTCCCATAATTATTGCCTCTCAAAGTATGCTGACATTCTAGTTGGCCCTACCTGTGCTGTATAACTGCTCGCCGTAGGGGTTGTCACCTTTATGTTAAATGTATCGCCTGCCGAAAAATTAATGTTGTAGTCTGTCTTAGAGATAATAAAAGCATTACCGCCACTACCTGTGGCGTTGCCCGTAAAGGTGTTAGATTCAGCAGAATTATTCTTGTAAATATCAAAAGTGATAGTGCCGGAATTTGTATCTGAGTTTTTATTACCACAATGCACACGGACTGCTTTTAGCGTGCAATCACACCCTACAGGAATACCAAAGTCTGCCCCCGTTGAAGATTTAGTAGTATTATGCACACCATTACCATAAGCGGCAAAGAAACCGTGAGCGTTGCCTGCGCCCCCCTCATTCAAATACTCATCTCCCTCTTCACCGAAGATAAGGAATGAGTCTGTTCCACCGCCACCTGCTGCCCAAGAGACTGCACCACTACCATTTGTAGTTAGCACTTGCCCGTTGCTACCATCTGCGCCCGGTAATTTATAGGCGTTATTTATCGTTAGTCCCGTACCGTCAGCCCATATCTTTAATCTTTCTGTAGTAGTCCCACTTGTCCCGTCAGAAAATAGCAAGTGGTACGAATCTTTGATTTCCCAATCGGTATAACTGTCTGCCCCGAATGTGTCATTAGTCCCCCTCATCAACCTAATAGCAGGCGCAGGGCTTGTGTTTGTGTCTGCTTGTATAGTTAGGGTTGGGGTTGAAGCCGCAGCAATTAGATTTATTGAATTTCTAAATGTGGATATTCCGTTGTTATAAATAGTTAGCCTTTCGCTTCCATTGGCAAAAAATCTAAGCGTTTGGCTTGCTTCTAATTGGTCTTCTTTTACTAATTCTATACCCATTTTTTCACCTAACCTACGTGTGCCTCATCCTTCAATCCTGTAAATTCCCAAGACCAATCTAATTGATTTGCTGTTAGTTTATTGGGTGTCAAAGTATTCACCGCACCAACAGTAATACCCACCCTTGCTACTTGAATATTATCCGTGGCTATACCCGCTATACTTGAATCACCGCTTAAATGTTCGACATATACATCAAACATATCGTTGGTAAAATTTTCCATTTCATCAACATAAGAATAATACAAAGTAGTATTTGCGCCATCATATAGACATTTAATTGTTTTTCTATGCACTAGATTATGCGCAGCATCCCCAACATATACCGTACAGTCAAAGGATTGGAACGTGTCTAAGACAGACCCATCACCCGACAAAACGACATTGAAAAGGGCTTGTTTGCCTGCTGCGGCAATTTGATAACTTGCGTTTGTACCCGAACCACTAACCCTAACACAGTTTCCTTGAGTAGTCACAGCAGTTAAGTTTTGGGTTGCGGCAGAGTATGTGGGTTTGCCTAGTGTGCCTGTGGCAAATTCGTATTGTGTAAATAATCCGTCACTACGGTTAAATTCTACTTCTCCCGTTCCATAGCCACCTCTAATTCTAGAATCCCCTGTCAAGTCTCCGGTAAAGCGACCTGTACCGTTTACGTCTAGTCTGTAGGAAGGCGTGCTGTCTCCTATTCCGAGATTACCATCACCTGTCAGTCTCATTCTTTCATTAGAATCGTTATAGAATATCAAGTCCTTGTCCGTTGATGCCTCCCATCTGAGATAAGCATGGTTTCCGGTTTCTTGTATGCCTATTTTGAAATTAACTAGGCTACCATCTTGGGCCAACCAAATCATAGGGTTGTGTGACTCGGTATCGTTTTCTATATCGGCTTCAATCTTTAGGGTCACATCACCTGTACCCGATGCTAGATGAAGCATGGTATCAGGGCCGTTTACAGTAGTAGCCCCATTTCTTGTAAATGGGAATTGACCTATTCCTAGATTACCATCAGCAGTAAGCATCATCTTCTCAGTTAGATTAGCACCCGAACCATCGCCTTGAGAAGTCAAAAACGTAAGCGCACCATCGAAGTGTCCGGGGTCGTTGGGCCTGCTTGAGATACCACGAATCTCAGCAACGGTAGTGACATTGTTGCTATTCTCGTTCATGGCGTATTGTAGTCTACCCAAAACAAACTCTGTTGTTCCACCCAAGAAGTTGTTGGCATCGAAGTGAGCCATCTGTATGATACCGGGGTTGCCCGTAGACCTACCGGAGACTCTTATCTGCGGGTCTGTCGCGCCTGTTCCTAAGTTAGCAGAATTCGGTGCGGCACTTCCCGCGTAGCCTGTCCCATCTGCATCATTAAACTCGCCTATCTTTATTCCGCCTCTTACGCATAGTGAGTCAGTTGGTGCTGCGACACCTATTCCGAAACGACCTGATGTATCAATGACAGCATGGGTGGTGCTATCTTCAACAATGCGGAAATTATCACTATCTCCACCCCTTGCCTGTAATTTCCAATGAACCGCATCGTTCTTTATCTCAAGAGCAGGGTTGCTATTTGTACCCGTATCTTCTATTAGTATTTTTTCGCCGCCACCCGAACCTTTTAGATGAAGTTTAGCATCGGGCTGTGCGGCGTGGGTAAAAGAAGAACCTATGCCTACCTCACCATCATCTGCAATCATCAGTTGGGTTGCGCCTGCTTGGTCGCGGAAATGGTGATGTGAGAAAGTGCCGCTTCTACCCGAAACGTAATTCATTCCGATAGAGTCAGTCCACTTGTCACCATAGAAGTCGAAGTAAATCTGAGAAGTGTGAATATTACTGCTAGTAAATCTAACTCGGAAGTCCATACCTACCCCTCTACCACCATCCGTGTCTAACCCGTTATCTAGTTTGAGAAGTGTTTTATGCGTAGTACCCGTATCAGATATATGAAGAAGGGGTACTTTAGCAGACATGGTTTCCGCAGAAACAAGGCTTAACTCTACACCCGAACCTTCTGTCCTAATCTCACCATCAGCCGTGTAAACTATATCCACGTTAGAAGAACCGTCACCCACATAAATATCAGCAGATGTATCTCCTATGTCTATAGTGCCATCAGCCACAATAGTTAGATTACCGCTTGTATCGAGAGAAATAGTAGACTTGGCCGCCGCAGTAGTAGGATTGAAAAACTCAATCTTCCTTGAAGCGGGAGTGACCTTTACTGAATCTACCATTAACTAACACCCCCAAACCTTCTTTTAACAGTACCATCACTAGCATAGTGTTTTGTAATTGTTGCATTAGTGTTATTTTTATTAGCATCGGGGTTTCCGTAGATTTGTGTAGATACATCATTTTGTGGGTTAGATGTTGAAAGAATCATTTGTATTGGTTTCATATACCAACCTTCCCATGAATCGCTATCGTTCTGCACGATACCACCTATAATGTATCTAGGATAAGGTATAGCGGGAACAGTATAGGTCAAAGTTTGCCAATCGGTATTACTTTCCATAGAAGCAAATTGTTGAATGTAATGCCCACCCTCATGCACCGCTAAGAAATAATTACTCGTATTGAGATAGCCTGTGATACCTCTCGAATGGGTGTTGTCAGTATCAGAAGAAAACTTACCTATGGGCGTTCCTACCCACAATCTAGGTTCTGTGCCACTAAACCCTGTCCCTAGTGGTTTGACTGTCACTTTTACGGTACAGGTTGCGTTAGCGGGAACATATATGCTCTCTACTAAAGCGGCTTGCTCTCCGTCATCGTGGCTAGACCTCTTAACGACATAGGCTTTCTCAGAGTCATCCCAACGCCAAGACATATAATAACTCCAATTCTGCACATTGTTATACTCAAAGTTATTTTCTATTATTCTTCCTATACTCATTTCGGGGAAATAACCCTGCCTCGCAGAATAGCCTGAGCCGCTAATCCTGTGTTGTCCGTTTGTGGCGGGTTCTGTATTATCGTTATAGTATTCAATACCATGAAACCTACTATGTAGGAAAGTCCACTTCCCCACTTGAGAATCCATGTAGGGGAATTTTAGATAGCCGTCTTTACAATCAAAGTTAAAGAAAAGACCATTACCACCCACAGTCCTATAACACCTTACGGAGTCATTCGTACTGACATTGTTTATCATATTATTTACGCTTGTGTTGTATAGAGTTTCAATGAATATACCCCTGTTATTTCTACCGCTATAACCGTATGCTAACTCACCTTCTTCACCTATTCCCCTAAAGTTAAAACCATTTCCTGTATTAGCATAAGCAAAATTGTTAAAACCGCATCCGTTTGGTTCGTGATACCAAGCAAAGCCATTTAGACCCTGCGTAGAAACTGAGCATCTAACGACTGCACCCCTAAAATCGTAAGACCAAAAGCCACCCCAAGACCTAGTTTCTGTTGGGTTGCATTGTATGGCAAGCCCTTCTATGTATGGTTCACGGTCTGATTTCTGATACTCTATACTTATGTCAGAATATACGGGGTTGCTATATGAGTTTGCATTCCAAGCGTTGCCTTGTAAATCTGTACCATTACCTGTTCCTACGGTAGATGCTCTACCTCTTATAGTCACACCCTGATACACACTACTTTGATTACTCCCTATATTCTTGAACCAAACGTCTTTCAGAATTAACTTTCTAGTCCAATTGTTAGTGTGTTCTACATAATAGTAAGTAGCGTTAGTAGAGGCTACAACATCATTTGCGCCTGTATTTTGCGCCCCTATTACAATATCCCTAGTCATGCGTGTCACCAACGCACCCACAGGCACTACATACCCTATGGCCGCAGTAAGCGTAAGTGTATTACTACTTCTGCTTTGGACAACGTGCATAACTGAATCACCCCCAAACGTAGTTTCATAATACGCGGGTCTACTACTACTGCCTGTTTGTCTATAAATACGCCTAGCCGCCGCAGCAGCAGAACCCGCCTCTAGTGGATATTCAATCAGAATAACATCTCCCGCTTCAAACTTCTCATCCTGTGCTAGTGTTATTGTCGTATCAGTAGCGGCTCTTGCTACCGTAGCAACAGTAGCACACTTTCGCACCTTATCATCATCGTAATGTGCTTTTTGTGTACCCGTAGTGTAAACTACGGTGTCGGCTAATTGCGTTGAGTTTCCTGTGATAGTATAATCGTCTTCGTTAGTCAAATTCTTTAATGAGATTACGTTGCCATTTATTGACTTGATTCTAGCAATATTATGATATGTAGTACCGAATGTGACAATTTGATTAGGTCTATATTGCTTACCATTACCTACTGTAATAGTAGAGCCTGAAACACCGCTAGAAGACGCAATAGGAGAGTCCGGGCCTACAAAGTGACGGAAGTATATTCTATCGGGGGAAGTGCTTGTATCAACCTTAGTAATCCAAAACCCTTCGTCTTGTTTTCTTATTGGGCTGTAATCTACATTTCTAATGTGTTTGCCATTGTTATTGAAAACAGAAAACCACTCGCCTGCGGCAAACTTACTAGCATCGTCTACTTCAAAATAGGTAGAGTTTAAATCGTGACCGCCGGATAACTTAGTGGTGGGCATACCATCAGAACCTTCTGCTATGTGAGAAACATTTGCCTCATTCTCAAACCAAAGCCCATGTAAGTCTCCCCTAGCCCCCTTGAATAAAATCTTAGAACCGGGTTTCTGATGTAGTGTGCCGCCACCATCAATAGTCATTTTACCGTTCATATTCATCTCTGCTGAGTGAACCAAAATACCGTCAATATCTACATCACCAAAACCATCTCCGACTGCTTGCGCTACTGAGTACGTCACAGTATGTCCACTAGCAATATTTACTGTGTCGTTTTGTTGGGGAAGTGAGCCGCCATTCCAAGTAGAAGTAGAATGCCAATTTCCGCTTTGTGTAGAAACTATGTTTGCCATTATCTTATCTCTCCTATCTCATCTTCTTCTCTATCTACGATTATTTTTTGTATACCATCTTCTTCTATAATCGTTATAATAACTTCATTACCATCGTTAAATAGTATGTCTCCCACTCCGTCTTCTATTACAAATATCACTCTAGGCATTCTTCCACCTCTAATTTCTCTACGTCTTTACGTTCTCCTTGAATAAAGTAAAAGTATTTGAGCATTTGGTTTCTCTTCTTTGATGCTACCCTTACCTTACCGTTTTTAATCTGTTTTACGAATAACTCTTGATGTTCTCCTATAGGAGTCAATTGCACGGTTATCGTGTCTTCATCTACTAGCCCTTCCCAATAGTCCGGTAGGGTAATCACACTAGCGTTATGCTGTCCTCTCACATAGACTGCGTGTTCCGGCCCTTCAAGAGAACCGTGATGTAATCTCATGTTAGGCTTGGTTGGGTGGTCTATAGTAAATTCTTTTGTTGTAGCCTGTAATGACCCGTCTACTAAAACTCCTACACCCGTTCCATCTTGCTTGACATGGAGAACTGCCTCATCTGAATACTGACTATCATCATGTAAATAGACTAATGCCGCATCCATGTTGTCTGCTGATTGGTTTCTATAGACCTTTAGGCTGTGGCCGGAAGTTGCCCCGTTATCTATTGTTAAACAGCCGGAAGTATCAAAAGAGGCTACTACCCCGCTACCAAATGTCCCATTATTTACAGCGAAGTTAATTTTCTTACTTCCGCCACCTTGTAGTGTTAAACCGTCTGATGAATAACCTACCATCGCCCTTGTATTACAAATACCCATATATGTTCCCGAAGTATTACCATCATTCAATTCTAGTAATTTACCTGCCGCACCCGTAGTAATATCCACAGGAACGGAGAAGACAGCAGGGCCGCTACCCGGAGGGATTTCAAATCTTTTCATAGTAGATAGGTTAGCCGCCGCATCTGTGTCCGAAGCCTCATTTGTAAAGAAGCGTAAACCACTATTATTGAAGGTAATAATAGACCTTGCCGCAGAAGTGCCGCTTTGTCCACCGCTTACAGACAAACCACTTTTCCTAAACCCAAAGATTCTATGATAAGAATTCAAATCTGTTTCACTTGTTTGGCTAGTAGCGGGGTTTATTCTAATGCCCGACCATTGGTCTGCACCATCGCTCGTATCGCGTAGGTGTAAAGGAGATTTAACATCTGCGCCCGTTCCTATACCTACCCTTTGGTCGCCCGTATCAAGATATAGTGCGGTTGCGGCAGTCCCATCGTATACTCTATATTGTGTATCATTCCCGCTTGAGCCTAAACCAATATTTATTGTCCTGTAATAATCGGGAGAAAGTGTGCTAGAGTTAGTTTCTCCATCTGTTGTGGGAGTGGTTGTAGCACCTGTTGTTGTGTTATACCAATTCCAAGAAGTAGCAGGTATGTTATCCCCGTGTCTAACATTCTGTACGATTTGCAGATATTTCTTATTCCAAGCGTTGTTATTTCGGTAGTATAGGGTTGCCTTCGGTGCAGTACCTCCGCTACTATGGTCGAATACCATTAGGTAGGTATCTTGGGCAGTTGAAGCGTAAGGCCCATGAATATTGAAATCCTTAGTCCACCAAGTAGTAGCAAACTCGCCGCGAATGACTAAATCATGCCAATCAGTAGCATTTCCTCTTTGAGTGACCTTTGCATGGAATGAGAATGAATCATAGTTAGTTCCATCCATAACCCAATCGCAAACCTTAATCCACTTGTTTGCGTTATTTCCATCGTAGATTCCTAATGTGTATGAGTTAGGAGTCCATTGTCTGTTATCATTTCCTCGCAATTCGCCGTGAGATACTACTTCTTTATCATCTATTGTCATCGTTAGGGCTTGTGTACCGCTTCCGGGGTCATCAGAATACAGTCTGATTTTACCTGTATGTCCGGGTATCAAGTCTATGGTATTCCACATCGAAGTCCCACCTTGACCGATAGTGATAACCCCGCTATTGTTATGCCCTATGATGTTGCGAAGATAGCCATTGGATTCGTGATACCAATTAGCCGCACCTATTGTAGCAATAGCGGCAGTATCGGAAGAATCAGTACCACCACCTGTGACTGCCGCATAAGTTCCTGTTGGGTCTATTCTAGTAGTACCATGCACCTCTAATTTACCATGAGGGGTTGTATCTCCTATTCCTACATTACCACTATCTACAATTGTCATTGCGGTTGCTAGGGAGTTTAGAGGGAAACTACTATCCCCACCTTGATTTGCTGTACCCGCATTTGCTACCTTGAATACTATGTCTCCACCTGCACCCGTTCCCTTACCTTGCCCACCTTGAAGAGTAAGCGTTCCACCCGCTATGTTGTCTGTAGTCCCGGCTTCCGGGCTTCCGGCAATTATTGAAAGGGCTTTACCTGCCGCATCATCGGCAGTATCTCCAACCTTTATTTCTTTATCTCTATTATTAACCGAGGCGAGTGTAAGATTACCCAAGTAATTGATTTTGAAGACTTCTGTATTATTGCCACCACCACTTACGCCATTTTGAGTATAGAAGATATGCGCCCCCCATTGCCCGTCTACTTGATACTGAGTTTGCGTATTACCAATAATCTTTAAATTAGCACCGTCATCCCTGAATAACGAATCAGCAACCTTCAAGCGAGTAGTCTGTAGTGTTCCCGAAGATGGGTTGTAAGTTAAATCGCCATCCATTTCCAAGTCTTGAAGTCCGGTAGATGAAGCCGCACCTGCTACGAAAGTAATAAGGTTAGCCTCATCCGTGCTTTCGTT